GTTGCGGAGTTTTGGGTAGACACCGAATTAATTAAAGACCCAGATGCGGAGTTGATAGTATTAACCTATAAAGACAATGAAGCCCTATCAGATAGCATTGTGCGTGAAATAGAAAAGGCACGTAACAAAGCACCAACGTCCGATTATTGGTCAAACTGGTGGAAGGTATATGGGTTAGGTGAAGTAGGTACGCTGCAAGGTGTAGTGTATGAAGACTGGAAACAATGCGATACAATACCTGAAGATGCGAAGTTAGTTTCACATGGTATGGACTTTGGGTTTACAAATGACCCTACAACACTAATAGCTGTGTATAAGTCGGACGGTAAGTTATGGGTTAGGGAGTTACTGTACCGAACCAACATGACCAATAACGACATAGGCAATTACTTAAAGTCGCTGAATTTTAATCGAAACGAATTAATATGTGATAGTGCAGAGCCGAAGTCAATAGAGGAATTAAGGTTACAAGGCTTTAACGTACACCCAGCGATTAAGGGTGCGGACAGTATTAAGATAGGCATAGACATACTGAAGCGGTATGATTTAATGATAACAAAGGACAGCACTAACCTAATCAAAGAATTGAGAGGCTACACGTGGGATAAAGACAATACAGGTAAATACACTGGAAAACCAATAGACACGTTTAACCATGCACTGGATGCGTTGCGATACGTGGCGTTGAACAAACTGAACAACCGCCCTTCAGGTAAATATTCTACAATAGCAATTTAACAGCCTGTTTATATTTATAATCATGCTAGGTAACTATTATGATTTAACGATTAAACAGTTTTTAAACTTCAAGTCAATTACTGAACTGGAGAGCGACCCTGTATTGCGTAACCTGAAACTATTAGCGCTAATCGAAGACAAAACACTTGAAGAGGTTGAAGACCTACCAATCGGTGAATTAGTGAATAAAGTTAAAAAGTTATCACAGATTGAAGCATTAAAGCCTGACGAGAAGGTTAAGATGACAATTAAATTAAAAGGTAAAAAGTACCGTGTGAAATGGAAACAGCAGGATTTAACAGCAGCACAGTATATAGATGCTACACACTTTTGCAAGGACAGTACGAAAATCACTAACAACATCCATAACATACTAGCAGCCATATCAGTTGAAGTAGACTGGTTAGGTCGGGATAAACCTTATAACGGAAGCAAACATAAAGAGGTTGCCGACTTGTTTTACAATCACATGAAAATAAGCCAAGCGTACCCTATCATGCTTTTTTTTTGCAAATACTACAAGGAATTAGCAGAAGCTACCCTAACCTATTTGGAGCAGGAAGCCAAGCAAGCAGCGAAAGTAGTAATGGAGAAACATTCAGCAATAGGTGGGGATGGGTTGCAATAATTAACAATTTAGCTAATAACGATGCAACAAAATGGAACTACTACTTTAACATGAATGTAATTGAATTTATGAACATAGTGGTTTTCAGCAAAGAAAAAAGCGAGTACGAAATAGAGCAACAAAAGAAAGCGATTAACAATGTCTAGGGAAAGTGAAATAGGGGCTAAATACGGCAAGTCAATAAACGACTTCAGCACGGCATCTACAAATATCATTGAAGATATATTGATACAGCATTGCAATGAGGGGATAGATTTGATGCGTAAGCAGATATGGAAAAAGGCGAAGACAGGTCAGGCTTCAGACCTTGCACAATCGTTGCAAATAAAACCAAAGGAAGTAACACCTACAAAAGTAACCATCAGCACGGTTAGCGATATGGTTTACTGGGAGTTTGTAGACAAAGGCGTGAAAGGTGTTAAGAATAAAAACAAAGCACCACAAAGCCCATATCGGTTTAGGAATTTAGGCACACCGCCTGCAATGGTTGATAGTTTCAAAAAGTGGATTGCACGTACAGGCACAAAGGTAGTGGACGGAACACAGATGAGTTTCAAAGGCAAGAAACGCAAAACAGCATTAAAGGAACAGGAACGTGCAGCCCAGACACTAGCAGTACGCACAAAGATAGGAGGTATAAAACCAATAGACTATGTGAGCAAGGCAAACAACCCCAAAAGGAATAAAGATTTAACACGCAAGCTACGTCAAGGACTTGCAAGTGGAATAAGACAAAACATAAACATTTCAATCTATGGCAATAACAGTCGCATCAAGCCCAAACGATAACCAGCCAGCATATAATCAGGTACTGTTTGATATAAGTAGTAGCAATACTTCACAACCTAACTTCAACTTCGTTGTGGACGTTTACGTGAAACAGACTAGCGATGTATTGGCAGCACGTCTATTGTACCCGAAACAACCTAGCAGCACATCGGTAAAGATAGATATAAGTAATATCCTTAAAACCTACGTTACACACACCTTCGATTTTACTTCAAGTTTTTATCCTGATAGCAACGGGCAACTAGATTACTTCGTGCAATTTGGCGAAGCGTATGATGTGAGCGGTACATTAACTATTTATCCAAACCTGACACGCAACCCGTCAAGTAATTATAAGAGGGTTTACAATTCGATATTTGACTTTGAAGACTTTAGCGCAAATGTGTTGAACTCGTACCGCATGGATAACTTTGGTTTTTTAACGACCATACCTGAAGCGATAAAAGTAGAGCAGGGAGATAAAATACTGTTAAGTTACTATGACCCATCAGGAATAACAAAGAAAATAAAAACAGAAAAAGGCACATCGTTTACTGATACATTTACCCTTACAAGCGGTAAGTTTAAGTATAACATAATACCGTCAACTTATATGTACGCTAGTTATCCAGCTACTAACCTATACCAAACTGGCGATTATAAAATATCCATACTAGACAATAGTAACAACTCACTAGGTTTTATAAACATCGAAGTAAGTGAACCGTGTGGTAAATACGAAACATACCGCCTGCATTGGTTTAATAAACTAGGGGGTTGGGATAGCTACAACTTCACAAAGGTGTCGGTACAAAACGAAAGCATTGAAAAAAGTATGTACAAGAAAGCATTAAATATGCCGTACAATACAAGTGACAGGTTAATGACTATCTACAACACCCGCATAGTGGATGAGGTAACAATTAACAGCGACTGGGTGAGCGATGAGATGGCTGTATGGTTTGAGAATTTATTTACAAGTCCGTTGGTATTTTTAGAGCGACAAACACCCACATCACTAACACCCGATATGGTGGCAATAAACATAACCAATAGTAGCTACGAGAAACGTAAGTATTCAAACGGCAGGCAGCTACACAATATCACCCTATCATTTAACTACACATACGACAGATACACTCAAAGCCAATGATACAAACACAACTTATAATCTACGATAACGCAAGCGGTATAGTCAAGTATGAAATAGACCTATACGAGGACGTTCCGTTGGAGTTGACCAAACAGATTAGCGATATATCTGACCCGCAAAGCAGAAATGCTGACTATACTAAAACGATAAAAGTACCTGCAACTGCGAATAACAATAAGATATTCAACTATATATTCGACCTAGCAAGGTTCACCCGTAACGATAGTGGTATAAACTTTAACACAGACTTCAGCCCGATATATAAGGCAAACGCTATGCTGTACAAAAACAGCGTACTTCAGTCGGTAGGGTATATACAGTTGACAAATATTGTCAAGTTGCCTAACAACAGTTACGAGTACGAGATTAACTTTATCGGTAGGGTAAAAAATATTATAACAGATATTGAGAATAAATACTTGTCAGATATTGACTTGTCAGAATTCGACCACACACTAGATTACGACACAGTAGTAGCCAGTTGGAATTATAACCACGTAAGCGGGTTTGTGTACCCGTTAATAGATTACGGGCAAGTAACGCAGCAAGACATATACAAGTTAAACAACCTATACCCATCAGTATTTGTACGCACTATTGTAGACAAGATATTTACCGATGCAGGCTACACGTATCAGTCAAACTTTTTCAATACTGATATGTTTAAGTCGCTTATACTACCATTTAGCAATGGAGAGTTTAGGTTGACAGAACAAGATGCAGAAAATAGGACAGCGATTGCTGAATTGTCAACTGATACAGCAATTACATCATATCCAATTCCAAATGCTTTAACTGGATGGTTTTCTAGGGTTTATCCATTTGATACTATTCTTCAAGATACAAGTCCAGCAGGTTACAATACTACTGATTACAGCTATGATGTGCCAACTGGATTAGTTGGTCAATATAGGGTTACTGCAAATTGTATTTTTGAAATAGAAAATACAACTGCATTTACAGGAGAAATAAATATTCTTTTTACACTTGTTAGAGATAGAGGTGGTGTTTTAACAGCACTAACATCACAAAAATATACAACAAACACACTTTCACCAAATGACACACAATTACTTGATATAAATTTTACTGATGGAAACTATTATGACCTTCAAAACGGTGATAGTGTTTACTTATATGTTGATGAACCTTATATAATTTTTGGTGTGGGATGGAGATTTAGATTTTCTACAGGATTAACTCTTAAACAAGGTTCAAGTTTTCTTATAAGTCCTAACCCGATATTAAACACTATTGAAGGCACAAATATACCATTAACATCAAGTCTATCTACTGAAATAAAACAATCAGACCTACTTATATGGCTGATTAAAATGTTTAACCTGTACATTGAGCCTGATAAATACGATGACAGAAAACTAATAATAGAACCACGTAACACCTTTTACGATGCAAGTGCGATAGTTAACTGGACTAATAAAGTAGACTATTCACGTGACATAAACATTAAACCTTTGGGTGCGTTGAAAAACAAAACGTACCTGTACCAATATGAAGAGGATGATGATAAATTTAACAAGCGATATAAAAACGCATCCGAGTACACATACGGACACAGGAAGTTTGACATAGTAAATGACTTTGTAACAGATGAAGATGAAACTAAAATAGGCTTTGCGCCCACACCGCTAGCAGACTTCCCTTCATTACATAGCCGAATTACAACTCAAATAGCAACCGACAACAATGACGGCAAACTTGCATCAGTAAAACCACGCATATTGTTTTATAAGAAATATCAGTTTACCGATGCGCCTGATAAGTTTTGGGTTTTAGACACAATAGAATACGGGGCATTAACTATTTCAACATATCCATACGCAGGTCATATAGACGATGTGTTTACACCTAACTATGATTTGAGTTTCGGAATACCGACAGAGTTTTACTACAATGTAACCACGTACACGAATAACAACCTATTCAATCTGTACTGGAAAACATACATTCAACAAATATCAGACCCTGATAGCAAGCTAGTTGAAATGCACGTGTACTTGAATGAGTTGGATATATATAATTTATCATTCAGAAGCTACTACTTAATAGACAGACAACTATACATACTTCAATCTATTAACTACGATTTGAACAGCAGCGAACCTGCGAAGTGTGAGTTTCTAAAACTACCGAATAA